CCTCAAGCAAGAAAGATAAGCACTTATCTTAAATCCATACTTCACGACGCATACAAGTATAGCAATGACAGAAAAAGAGGTAGAAAACCCTCTAAATAACTCCAACACCGAAATCAATAGGGGTGTTGAACTGTTACTTAGGAATAGGAGGAAACCAAAACCAAAACCGAATACCTTTCAGATGAAGTTCTCTATCTTCAAAAGAGATATAACTATCATCTTTAACATAACAAAAAAATAATCTCTGGAGGTTCCCATGTCAGAAACATTAATTGTAACTCTTACTCTTACAACATTAGTATCGTTCCTTGCATTTTTAGTGGGTGGTGTGATAGGATGGGTAGCGAGACAACATTCATATGATACTACACCTCAAACAGTGTATACTCATCCAGAGATGTTTGATGAAAATGGTAACTTAACAGCAGATGAAATTTTAGCAGTACGCTTTGAAAATTATGACAACTCAGAAGACGATGAGGAAGACTAGAACTCCAGCAGGATCAGCAACTATCAAAACAAAGAAGATAGTCGAGAGAGTAGAACTTCCACCTAATCCTTTTATTCATGAAATTTTAGATCATGTAGAGGAACAGAAAACAAAGGCAAAGAAAATAGCAGCACTAAAAAAATATCGCGATGATTCTTTGACAGCTATTTTAATATGGAATTTTGACGATAGTGTAATTTCTGCTGTTCCAGAGGGCCAAGTTCCTTATAAAGAGAATGAAGTTCCTATAGGAACAGATCATACATCTCTTCGTAGAGAGTGGAAAAACCTTTATCATTTTATCAAAGGTGGTAATGACAAATTATCTGCTCTTCGTAGGGAAACCATGTTCATTCAGATGCTTGAGGGTCTTCATCCAGAAGAGGCAAAGATTATATGCCTTGTAAAAGATAAAAATCTCACTGAGAAATATAAACTTACACAATCTATTGTTGCTGAAGCATTTCCAGATATTGTATGGAATGATAGATCATGACAACTGAAATCAAGAAACCAGTGACTACACCTACATGGGATAAAAAAGAAAAGGATGCCATTGCGGAGTATGGATGTGAGCTGCTTTTGGAAAATGCTCCTCATGAAGAACTAAAAAAAACATGTTATCCTAATGATGCCATGATAGTTACATACAAGGTTAAAGGTAAAGTTCATTTTGATTTGTGTAGAGGGTCAAAGGTAAATATCTTCGATTTATATTATGATAAGTTTGGTAAGGGATCAGTTCAAGGAATAGATTTTGGCCATGGTAATATCAATCCATCAATGTGGGGATATAAAACAAAGGAAAAGAAAAAGAAAGGTAGAAGAGGATGAAAGACGAAGAGCTCCGAGCACAAATAAATGCACTCATTAAAGATGAGATTCAAGAGGGGATCAATGATTATATTGATACTAAGGAGGAGTCGGAGAAGAGTGGATTAGGTTTTGTTGAAAATCAAGATCAACAATTAAAAGTTAATATATCTAATGCAGAGGTTGATAAACTTATAAAACAATACAAAAAGATAAAAAAGAAGCAAAAATCTCCTTTAAATCAGATAAGGTTGCTTGATAAATTCGGTAATCCGACCAAAAAACCTTAAGAAAATCTAAAATTGTGAACAAAATACACAATTACTTGCCTATATAGTGTGGGTATGCTAACATACCTTTACGTTCAGCCTAATGATAGAACTCACACTACTGGCATCACTCCTCGCTGAACACAACGCTTCCCACTGGGAAATGTCATGTGCAGAGTGGAATCAAAATAGAATTGAGATACTTAGCGATAGGAATCTCAGATCTGATGCACAGGAGTATCTTATAGATTACTTCCGAACTAAAGTTTCGGATGGAAACTGTGAGACCTTTATGTTGGGCCGCAAGTAAGCCGACTCGGAACGGGTTCGTTCATCCTCATGTATAGCATTTTAACGAAATTAGTATTACTTGGTGCTCCACTTAATTGTGCAGATGCCAATGAGTTGCTATCTTTGGTTAGACCCTTTGACCCTGAAAGGTTAGAGATGACTAGAGTAATTATTGCACATACTGATCCAGTATGTTTTGAGGACGCAAAAGCCGACTGAAGGAACGGGAACACGGATCCCTCGCAAGAGGTAAAGGTGCAAATTCCAACTACTTTAGGAGAAACCAAATGGCACAAGTCACATACAGAGGTATCAAGTATGATACCGACAGAAACAGAACACAGCAGACTAACAAGGTCGATCTAACTTACCGTGGTGTAAGAACAGAAAAAGAACTTACAAGTCTTAAGTGATTGAAACATTAGAGATATGTATAGCATCTGCTATCTTTCTCACAATCATAACTGCTGAAGTTAAGTTTCTATATGGAAAATAAAACAGAGGGGGTTTACACCCCTCTTTTTTTATATTATAATTAGCTGAAAAGCAATCTCATGAACAAAGCAAAACTAAAAGTTCTGGTTATGGCTCTAAAAGAAATCGTAGAGGAGTTGGAGTCTGAGGTCTATTCAGATGTTGATGCATATCAAAGCATGCAGGTATCTACATCAAAAAAACTTGACTATGATGAAATGTATGACGATGGTTCAGACTAATGCAAGTATCACTGATTAGTATCACACCTGATGCAGAGAAAACTATGGCTCATATTGCCAGAGTTTCTAATCCAAACAATCAAGACAATCCAAACTATGCAGGGTTGTTGAGATATTGTATCAAGCATAATCATTGGTCTGTCTTTGAGCAGTCATCCATGACTCTTGAGATTGAAACTACAAGGGCTATTGCAGCACAGATATTAAGACATAGATCATTTACCTTTCAAGAGTTTTCTCAAAGATATGCACAGAGTAATGAACTAGGGAAGATAGAACTACCAGATCTAAGAAGACAAGATAAAAAGAATCGTCAGAACTCTACTGATGATCTTGATCCATTTGTGAAACAAAAGTTAGAGGCACAGATGATCACTCTCTTCAGCTCTGCACAAGCATTGTATAATCAAATGATTGATGAAGGAGTTGCCAAGGAGTGTGCTAGAATGGTATTGCCACTATGCACACCTACAAAGATATACATGACAGGTTCATGTCGTTCTTGGATACATTACATTGATCTAAGATCTGCACACGGAACTCAAAAAGAACACATGGAGATTGCAGAAGCATGTCGAAAAGTGTTTACCGAACAGTTCCCTACTGTATCTGAAGCCCTTGAATGGGAATAAATAACTTTACCTAACTTAACAATATGCCAACATACCCTGTTGTAAATCAAAAAACTGGTGAGAAAAAAGAATTATCTATGACCATGGTTGAGTATTCAACATGGAGAGATGACAATCCCGATTGGGATAAAGATTGGAACGCTGGAGTAGCAAACCTCGGAGAGGTTGGAGAAGTATATGACAAGTTGAAGAAAACACATCCAGGCTGGAATGATGTTCTTTATAAAGCATCTAAAGCACCCCGTTCTAACGTAAAACCTATCTAAGTATGCCAAGAAAAAGTAAAAACGGAATCCAACCAATCGGAGTTGGTTTAACAGCAAAGCAGATGAAAAGAAGAAAGCCTATAAATGCTGATATGTTAAGGGTCATAGAACCTCTAACAGAGAATCAGAAAAAATTATTTGAATCCTATGACGAGGGTAAGAACCTGATTGCCTATGGTGTTGCAGGAACAGGAAAGACATTCATATCACTCTATAAGGCACTGTGTGATGTCTTTAACCCAGATACACCTTATGAAAAAATATACATCGTCAGATCGCTCGTGGCCACCAGAGAGATAGGTTTCTTGCCTGGTGATCATGAAGATAAAGCATTCTTGTATCAGATACCATATAAGAATATGGTTAAGTATATGTTTGAGATGGCCACTGAGGCAGACTTTGAGATGTTATATGGTAATCTAAAAGCACAAGAAACAATATCATTCTGGTCTACATCTTTCATTCGTGGAACAACACTTGATAAAGCAATTGTTATAGTTGATGAATTTCAAAACTTGAATTTTCATGAATTAGATAGTATAATGACAAGAGTTGGTGAGAACTCGAAGATTATGTTCTGTGGTGATGCTACTCAATCTGATCTTATCAAAGATAAAGAGAGAAATGGTATCGCTGATTTCATGCAAGTTCTTCGTATCATGTCATCAGTAGATGTCGTCGAATTTGGAATCGATGATATCGTTCGTTCTGGTTTAGTAAAAGAATATCTACTTGCCAAGTTAGAAATGGGTATTTAATGAATACAAAAGTATATTATTTTGGGGTTGATACTCCTGGTGATTGTCTTGTCAAAGAAAGATTAGATGAAAGATATGTTCATTCAAAATGCCCTGTTGTTCATCATAAAAATAACAGAGTATTTGTAGCACATTCTCCTGTTAATTTTGAAGCTAAAGTTGATAGAAATTCTGAAGGAAATTTTGTCACAACTAACCGCAAAGATTTATTACAGTTTGATGCAAATTATTTCACTGCACCAAAACCAGTTCTACAATTAAAGTTTCCAATGTTTATGTTTTATACAGAGGAGGATAATGTCTGGTTTGAGTTTGACGCTCACCCTATGACATCACTCAGTAATAATTTTATTGCTGTTGGTGGTTGGTTTAATTTATCTAATTGGTCAAGAGCATCTAGTCTTGCAATGACCGTTGTTGATGAAACAAAACCAGTTATCATAAGGAAAGGTGATCCTGTTTGTAAAATACGTTTTTACCCAACAGATAATTTAGATGATGGGGTTGTTCTTAGAGAGCAAAAAGATCCTAAATTAATTGAAAAAATT